CTGTTAATTGGCCGTCCCATGCGTTCACGATCTGGAACTGTTGCCGGATTTGCTCCGCACACCTCGCACATTTTCTTCTTAGTCATTATGGTTTCTCCTATGATTTCAATAGGTTATCAGAATGGCAGGTCTGGGTTGGGATCATCCGGTGCTGCCGGTTGTTCAGAGTATTGCTTGCTCTTATCAGGAGCCTTGAAAGCCGCCAACAATAGCTGCAACATCTCCATTGACTCGGAAGCTGAATTGCCCAACTTGACCTTTACCGGCCAAGCCTTCTCTCCTGGCGTGCGGTCCTTTGTCTGCGGGAAAGCCCAATCAAGCCACACCTTGCCGTCCTTACCCTCTTTGGAGGCTACGAGTGAATACGTGCCGTTGTACTCTTGGAGGGTTACGCCTGCCCCGTACTTGTCGCCCTGAATCTTGATGAATTTGTCTTCCATTATGCCGCCTTTCGCTGGTTAAATTTCAATACGTCATTCCAATCACCAAAGCTGTCTGGTATTTGTACATCAACAATTAAGTCGCGTAAATACAATTTGTTTGCAAGTTTATAAGCCGCTGACTGGCCTTTGAAGTTTCTGTCATTATCTCCGTAGATTACAAACTTTCTGACATCGGCGGGTGGTTCAAATAATTCCATTTGAGTGGCGTTTAGGACTGACCAAGTAGGTGTACCGAAGATTTGTTGAGCTGAAATGGCCGTTTCGATACCCTCCGCGATACCCAAAACATCCTTGTACGCAGCAATCCGTAACGCGCCGGGTTTCTTTACGGTATTGATTTGCTTCTTGGGTTCTTCTATGTCGGCTTTCTTGGGGCCGGCCAGATATGTTCTGTGGATGCCGATAGGCTTGCCGTCCTTGTCCGTGATTTTTACGATCATGGCCTCCATGTCGCGTTTGGTTTCGGAGCACCAGCACTTTGCGGAATAGCGAATGTTTAGGGGGGCTATCGAGATGCCTCTGGAGTGGAGGTAGCAGGACGCGGGGTCTGAGCCGGATAGGGGTTTGGCTTTGTTCCATAGGTCGGTTAGGTATTGGCGGTAGTCTTTGTCTTCGGTTTTGTTGGGGATGGATTCTACGCTGCCGATTACACCGGCTACCATGGTTACTGCTTCGTAGAAGGTCTTGCCAAGGGTAAGCTGGATCAGGCTCCAGCCATCTCCTGTGTTGGGGCTACACTGGTTGCACCACCAACCCCCTTTTTCAGCAGAGTCCTCAAACAGCCTGAAGCGGTCCTTCCCTGCTCGGCAGATGGGGCAAGCCGAATGTCGCTTACCGGCTGGAAGTGGCACGTCAATAGCAAGGCTCTCAAAAATTCCCAACCATTTACCTGTTGCTTCGCGTTTGATTTGCTCAACGTCTATCATGCAACCTCCATCTTTCGTTTGCGCTTGCTTTTGGCGTATCGGATGCGTTGGAATGTCAAAAAATTCTTAACCTTTTCAGATGGTTCTATGGGCTGCAAATCTTCCGTACTTTTAGGCCACTCATTGAACTTACTGTGATACTGAGCGAGTAACCACTTGTTATTCTTGCCTAACTTACGTCGCTCGTACTCAAGCATGTTTAAAAATGTGCGTTTTTCTTCCGCTATAGCTTTTTGTAGTTCTCCCTTGACGATAACAAGGTCAGCCTCTGTAAATTCGACTTTCTTTCCGTGGCTTACGAACTCATGGCCGCACACGGGACATCGCTTACCAGTAAAAGCAGCCTTACAGAACTCGCATGTGATAATCTTCTTTTCTTTTTTAGTACGGTCCACCTTTTTTACAGCCGCTGGCTTATTGGCGTCTAATTGCCATTCTACAGGACTGTCTACGAAGCCGTGTTGATCTATACACCCTGCAAAATCCAACAAGAGATAGTCTTTCTTCCCTGGGTACGGACGAGCGCCACGGCCCGCCATCTGGAGCCAGCGGCTCAATAGCGCCGTACTGCGAGCAACGCAAACGCAGGATGCTATTGGTAAATCTGATCCTTCACATGCCACACCAACATTCGTAATAATCTGCAAATCTCCATGCTCAAACTGATAGTATATTTCTTTGCGGTCATCGTCGTTGGTATGGGCGTCGATGTGTGCTATCCTGATGCCGTTGGCAGAAAATGTTTCTGCAAGATATTTTGAGTGCTTTATGTTCAGGGCAAATATCAGGGTTTTTCTGTCGCTTGCTAACCGCAACCAGTTCTCTAAAATATTGCCCGCCAGCTTAGGTTTATCTATACGCTTGTCTAACTGCTTTAAATTGTAGTCATTTCCGATCATGCCGATGCCTTGCAAATCTGGCTTGCTCGGAGCAAAGTGGATTGCAGGGACCAAAAAACCGTCCTCAATTAATTCTGCCATCGGTACGCATGTTATAATTTCATCAAATACTTCACCAAGCCCTGTGCCTCCTGCCCCCATTGGCGTAGCGCTTAACCCAACTATGTATTTTTCTTTGTAGTTCTCTAATATTTTTCTGAAGGTGGGGGCATTAGAAGAATGACAATTGCCAGTTATTACTATTTTATTATTTCTTCTAACAACAATATTGCCGTCAGGGACTCTTACGCAATACACATTGCCATTATATTGTACGCATTCTTTTTTTATGCGCTGGCAAGTCCTCATATCAGACTCTAAAAATATCATTCTATGTATTGGTTTGTATGTCTCTTTTCTGCCGTCTATCTGAATATTATGCGATGCTCTCATTCCGCCTATGGCGCAAAGGGCCTGTATGTAATCAGCGTCCTCTCCGTTGGTGCCACTCCAGTACATAACTGTCTTTATGCTTCCATCCCACTGAACTAGTTCTTTTATAAATTCCCTTGAAAATTCTGCTGACGCATTATCCAGGCTGCATATATCCCTTAGATTCTTTGTTATTCCAATCGGTGCCCTGACTAAAAACCTATAGCGCTTATTAATATTTCCACGCTTGCATGCAGGTTTCGATTCCTCATATGCATACCCACATTCCCTCATAATTTCTTGAAATCTTACAATTTTTCTATGTTTTGAAAATGAAAATTGCACCATTTGATGTTCTGTCGCTTGTTTATGCACAATATGCCCATCTGCCGCTGTCATTATTTTAAATCTATCCTTGCAAGTTAATCTCCTGTTTCCTTTTTTATATCCTGATACTGCGTATTTATGATTTCCTGAAACTGGCCATTTTAAAAAAACTTCTTTTTCCGGTTTTCCATCTGAAAAATAAAGTTGTTCATGGCTTGGAGTTCCCACCAAATCTAAGCTATCTGACCTGCTGAATCTGATAAGCTCTCCAGAAAAGTGTCTTGAAATCAATTTATCTGGTACAACGAATGACACTTCTTTTGTGTGTTGGTTGTATTGCGCTACTTTTTCATTACCATTCAAATCCCTAATCAAAGACCATCCGCTAGATGTCAATATTTCTGTATCGTCAGACAAGCATTCATCGTATAGCACCAAATCAGCGTTATGGAACCATCGATTTACTTCTATATCGTCCAATTTTAACCGCCTTCCGTATGTCTGGAGACTCGCACACTGGATAGGCTTGCCAAGTGAAGGCTCCTTGCCCGCCAGAATGATGCCGACTTCATCCCCCAACCCATACTGCTCGTACTTCTCAACAGTCTGAGTCACCAAATCCCTACGATTAACAAGAAACAGAACACGCTTCCCCTTCTCAATAGCCCTGCTTGCTATGTCCGCGCTAATCACGGTTTTTCCAGCCCCACAGCTCGCTTGAAGGATAACGTGCTTGTTTCTGGTTAGTGCTTGCCTTAGATTCTCTACGGCGGCTTTCTGGTATTCTCTTAACTCGGTCATGGGTATCCTATCCTAAAACATCTCCATCTGTTCCTGTTCCCGCGACACCACAAACCGATTAGCCTCATTAATCGGCATCAGCCTAACCTTACCCATCTTCCTTCCACTTCCGAATCAGCCCTATCGTTTCAATCAGAACGTCAGGATCAGCCAAGCACATCGACCGTTCACCGTTCTTCATGTTTAGCGATACGTAAGCCATCCTGTAATTGTTAAACTTCATAATATGGCACCCCCTTAAACGCAATAAAATTGTAATAAATCAATCACAAACCAAAATTTTATTAAAACCCAATAAATAAATTGCGTCCTCTCCCGCCATGCTTCGGAGGTTGCTGCAAAAATTCAATCGGCGGCTCACCCTCCCGCTTTTCCTTCCACAGCCTCGTCCGGTTCGCCAGCGCAATCTCGCACCCCCTACAAAATCCAGATTTGTTAATAGTGTTCTTCTCGCACCACGGCATAGCGCACTGCTGCTTAACGGTATTCTTATTATTCGTAGGTGTTACCGGCTGATTGCCGCAAGGCTTTGCTCCACGCCCACACAGAGCGCACGTTTCGCATACCGGATTATTCTTATCTTCGTACAGCAAATGACAAGGTAGTCCAGCGTTATCAGGTCGTGATAGGCAGGGTGATCTATCGAACGGCTTTGCATTAATATCTTCGTTTACGCCAATGTCGCAGAAGTCTTCGTCAATGTAGAGTGCGTTTTGCAGGTTCATGGTTTCTCCTTGTAATATCGCAAAGTTATATGTGATAGTTCAAGCAGTACTTCAGTCTTCGTATGCCTCAATAGGTATCTTTTTCAACACTTCCACTTCGCTCCACTTCACACCCTTCTCGTTACCGAAAGCGTAGCCTAACGTAATTAAATCAGCCATTTCCGCGATAGACATTTTGCTTGTGCTGGAGCCGATTGCCACGAAACCGCCGTCAAGCCCTGGGACTACTTTCTGCTGCTTTAGACCGGCAGTTAGAACAATCTTCCACTCTTCTTTGGTCAGCTTATTACCGTACCAATCCACTTGGCTGGAAATGTCAGTCAACATGGCCCACATCTTAGCGTTTTGCTCTATGGAACGGATAGATTTTACTTCTTGTATATTACACTTAAATAGCGGCTTAGTTGGTAGGTTCTGTATGTATCTGATAGCATTTGACTTATAGCTATCGTTGTGTAGCACGAATGTTTTCATTTTCTGTCCCGTAGAGGCGTGTCAAGTGGTCTTTGCAAAACTGGTCAGATATAATGTGTCTTTCAATCAGGTCGTGGCATCCCAAACATACTGTACTAACGTGCTCTGGGATATCTTTGCCACCTTTGGAGCGGCGTGGCGTGTGATGGAGGGTTAGATTTGACATTGGTGGGCCTGAGAATCGGAACGAGCAGTCTGGATTTATGCATTGGTTTCCGTCCCTGTCGTGCATCTTTTGCTTGAATATTCTGTACTTATGTGCTTTTAGTCTGACTTTGCCGGATTTAGGTATTGCGAATTTTTGCCAATCTACTTCTGAGCGAGGTTTCGGCATTTGATTATCCTATCATCAAGTTCAGGGCGTGTTTCCAGTGTGTGCAATATGGACAATAGCGAGAAGATAGCTCCAGCCAGATGGTGTTTTTGTACCCCAAACTTGGCAGCATCAGGATCGTAATCTTCCCCTTTATAGAAAAAATCAGCAATATGCCGCTCTGCCGCATCTACCATTACAGACGTATAAAATCCATTGCGCCACGATTCGCGCTCATATTTCAGTACGCCCTCTTCATATGCCGGTGTTACCCACTTGGCTAAAACGTCTATCGGTAATAGAGATATTCTCGGTTTTCCTTCCTTGGAGTTATTCTTTGGCGCTGTTGGTTCTGGTGTATTGGCGCTCATATCTACCCCTTTATCTGCTGTTTTTTAGTTTCGACAAGTTTTCTGAACTCTTTCAGCCGCGCATCTATCCGCGAATACTCATCTTTCACACTGTCCGCTTTAACCCTGTGCACAAAAAGCTGCTTATATCGCGGAAACGTAGCGCAGTATGAAACGTAATCAGTGTACTTCCGCCCAGACTCTTTCAACTCAAAAATGAGCTGCCACTTGTAAGACGGATCGTATTCATTCGTTTTAACGCAATGAAATTGTTGCGAATTAATCACACACTTGAACTGTACTAATCCATCGTCGTCTGTCAATCCGTCTGGAGAGCACCCTGTCTGCCCGTTATCGTAAAAACCACCATCTGCTACATCAACAAAGTACGCTTCGGAATACTTCTGCCGTGCAATAGGCTCCTGCTCTATGCCGCGCTCCATGTGACCATTGCTATAGCTATCAGAAGTAACCTGCCCGCCAAGCTCAAACACGGCTATGTCAACCGCTAAACGATGCGCCGGATCACCGAAAGCCTTACCTTCATTCGCCATAATCCGCGCTATGGTAGAGCCAGTAACCTTACCTGCTCTTAACTCCATCCAGTTCATCCCACAGCACGGACACGCATCTTCGCTATTCTGTTTTACCGGGTGCCACATTAGCAGCCTCCACGATTAGCTTTTTTGTTGCTTCGCTGACAGATACGCGCTTTTCAATAGCGGTAAAGTTACCGTCGCGCTTGTATGCTGCGATTGCGTTGGCCCATTGCGGCTCTTGATTCGGGATTAGCGAAGGCTTTTGGATGCGCGGGGCTTCGGTGGAAATTCTCAGGCCTTCTACGGTATCACTTTTATAGCGCACATTTGTATCTACATATATCGTTACATGGATATTGCGCCAATCCTCAATAAACGGAGTACCGGCAAGAGCCTTCATGGTTCTGGAGTTTGTGGCGTTCAGGATCATGGGTTTCAGCACTTCGCCGGGACGGATTTCTTTTTCTTCAAAGTACGCCGTGTTGAACAGGTCTTTGGTTTTCTTGGTCTGGTCCGGTTCCAGTGCGACATACTTGATTTTCAGGATAGTAGGCTCTACGATGTCAGCGCTTGAAAGGTACGGTGAGTTGAACGCTTTACGGTAGTGTGTCTTTTCTTTTTCGGTCATTATTCCCCCTCAGTAATTAATACGGTGTCTTCCGTGTCAAGCCCATGAACATAAGCCCTGAGTGATTCCCAATTATGAAATTCTTTGGTTGCCCCCCACTTATCGTCATCGACGTACAGCGCCCATCGTTCCTGTACTTGTGCTCCGTCGAAATGAAAGTGCGTTCTGATATGATAGGCTATGTCGATGTATTTATTCGGGAACATCAATGACAGAGCGTCCCTGATTCCCTGCATATCTCTGCTGGTTACTTGCATTATTCCCCCTTTTAAAAAATAGCAGCCAAAATCTCTTCTCTTGCACGTTTCCGCTTGTCATCATCGTACTGAGGCACCTTCCTGATATCCATCAGAATTGTAACCATTGTCTCTCTGATTACGTTCACCGCTCCAGCCGTTGTAGACCGCGCTATTTGTTCAGCAAGTTTTTGCGATAAATCGTCAATGTCTATTTTCTTTATAGCGGCTTCCATAGCTGTGGTCATTATGGATGGGATAACTGAATCAGCCACAACCTTTTCCATGATACTTCTGACCGAGTAACTGTCAAAAGCGTTTTGAATCCCCTTAGTGGCCTGCTCATTAAGAACTTCTTGCATTTGTTTTTCGTCAATTCTGATTTCCATTTTATTCCCCCTCACTCAGCACATCCAAAGCCGCCAGTGCTGATTCCATTATTGTAGTTGCGTAGTCCCTGATTTCCTGGAGTCCAGCCTGCGCTTCAGCGTACAGTTTAGCTCCGTTCTCTGCTGCTTCGT